CGGTTTTTTAGATTCGCATCGGTATCATTGCCGCTCTTGCTGTCTAAAGCGTCTTGCAAACCTGTGACGGTTGCTATGGCTTGTGTACCACTGTGATTGGCACGGTTTTTTAGATTCGCATCGGTATCATTGCCGCTCTTGCTGTCTAAAGCGTCTTGCAAACCTGTGACGGTTGATATGGACTGAGAACCATTATGGTTAGCACGGTCTTTTAGATTCGCGTCTGTCTCATTTAACTTACTATTTAAATCAGCAACTGCTGTATTAAATGTTAGCTTGTCTGCTTTACCACTTAATTCTGATGTAACTGTCGATGTGTCTGCTTTTGTGTCAACGACATCCGACAAGTTGTTTAATTCTGTTGTGGTTGCAAAGCCGGTTTGCTCTGGGAAAGAGTACTCACCGGCAAATAAATCACCAGCTAAAGGCGCATTATTAAATACAATCTGATTGCCTACGATTGTGTAGTCTGTATTTTCAAAGTGGCCAACGCCTCCAACCATAATGTCTAAATCACGCGTGGCCGGTAGGGTTACGGTTTGGCCTGACACAGTCAAAACAAATGCCGTAGCTGCTCCGTTAAACTGGGCTGAAATGTTGTCAAAAATAGCCATTGATGGCCTCCGCTGGTTTTATAAAGTTGATAAAAGACTGCCCCGCCCAAAGGCGAGGTCTTATGTCAAAGAAGTTTGTGGCTAAATGTTATAGCTGTGGCCTTATTTAAAAATAAGAACCACAAAAAACGTACTTCAACTTTAAATTCTGGAAATAATAAAACTTACTGCTGCGCATTTGCGTCTGACACATTACAAGGTTTATCCAGTTAAAGTTGGGCAATGGGCATAGCTTATTGCATGCCAAATTAATAAAGGCCGAGCCCCGAAGGGCCCGACCAAATCATGCTTTATGCAAAGTTATGCAGCAATAGCAACAACTTTAAGCGCTTCAGTGTTAAGAAGCATAGAACCAACACGCTTGCGAGTGTAGAAACTTACAGCACCATGTGCGCTGTATGGATCACGTAGCATGCTAACACCAACACGGTCTACAACCTGGTAGCCCGCAGCAAAATCACCAAAGATGATTGGCATATTACCTGCACCAATACCGTCCATGTCTTCATTAATTACAATTTCGTAACCAAAGATGCGACCAGCAGCAGCTTGAGTAATGTCACGCTGTAGGAAGTACTCGCCATCTGTAGTTTTAAGATCTACTAAAACGTTGTGAGTCTCACGGTTCATCATAAATTTAGCGTTGCCAAGGTAACCAGTTTTAGTATTAAGAACAACTGAACGAAGCAGGTTGATAACAGCATCAGAAGTAGCACCTAAAGCTGTAGCTACACCAGACTTAATTACCTGGTACTTACCAAAATCACGTGTTGCATCAGCAGCAGTATAAGCTGCAGTAGTGTCAAGACCGTTAAGGATACCAACTGGCTTATTAGTACCATTACCGTCCAAGAACGCTTTGTTTTCTTGCTCAGAAAACTCACGGGCAACTTCACCTGACAACCAAGACTCTACATTAAAGAAAGAATCTTCAAGGACGTGCTGGTAGGCTTTAGGCGAGGCATACACTTCACCAAACACAGCGGAAACTTTGGTAAGTTCTGGTGCATTAGTTTTATCACGGTCACTAATTTCACCAACCCAACCAGATGCAGCATTGCCTAATGACACTAGTTGACTGTAGTCTGTTGTGTTAGTTGAGATGCCACCAACCAAACTACGGATTGGGCTTTTCTCATGTTGTAATTCGATAATATTACGACTTACTTCGATTGGTAGTGCATAACCACCTTGAGCATCTACTGATATTTGTACGTCGCCAGCTTTAGCGCGAAGGCCATCAATACCTTTACGAGCAAAAGTGCTCAACATTTCAGAGCTGTTTTCCATTTTTGATTCCTTTACAGATTTTGTAGACATAGTTGGGCGCAAAGATTTAGCTTCGAGCTCTTCAACTTTGTTAGTTAATGTTTTAAATTGTGCGTCCGATTCAGACTTAACAGTGTCCAGTGCAGTAGCAGAGGCTTTGGTTTCAATTAGTGCGTCAGTCTCAATAGACTTAGCTTCCAGAGCATCAGCAACATGCTTGAGTGTTACAGCTTGATCTTCAACAGCGGCTTCAACTTCAACAGCAGCTTCTGTTACTTCTTCAGATTTAACTTTAGCTTCAACAGCTACTTCTTCTGATTTAACTTCTTCTACTACCTCATCGATTGCTTTAACTTCTTCAGTCATATTATTTTCCTAAGATTTTCAGCATGCGCTTTAGCTCTTGTTGAGCGTCAGCTTTAGCTTGTTTTGTAGAGTCATGGTCTGAAGCATCACGCTCAGATTCCAATCCGCTAAGTCCCTTCGCTAGAACGGCTTTTGCCTCACGTCTCGAAAGACCGGCATCACGCAGGCTTTTCTCTAGTGATCGAACGTCGGGAAGGCTTTTTACGGCAGTCACAACAGACTCTTGGTTTGCTGGTATTGCCACCAGGCTAATTTCGTGCAGGTCTACCTCATGTAGTAGATTTGCACCTGATTTGCGGTCGTACTCCTCCGCCACGACACGGTATCCAATTGACATAGAATCTAAAGCACCATCTTTTAACAGCGCATAGGCTTCATCAGCATCTCGAACACCCTTCGTTAGTCGCCCCTCTACATACAAACCTTTTTCATCTTCAACAATAACTTCCCAAACACCAATAGGTCTGGACATATCATGGTGAGCAAGCATTTTTACTTTAGTACCAGCTTCAGCATGCTTATTAAGAGATTTAAGGAATGCACCGCGCATAGTTATGTCATTTGCGCGGTCGAGGTGGTCAAATGTGTTGGCATAGCCTGAAAACTTTCGCTCATCATCTGCATCAACTGAAAATGACTTAGCGTCAAAAGCTATGTCCAAACGTTTAATAGAGGTTTCATTGCAGGGTTCACAAGTTTTGCCCTCAGTACAACATATTCCACTAGGCTTGGTCATCATTGGGCTCCTTTGGTTCTTTCGGAGACGCTTCGTCACCAAATTGTAGATTATTAGATTGGCTTACAAACTCATCGCCCCCTTCTCTTGGGTTGTAACCAAGTTCTTGACGAGCTTCGTTTGGACTCATAACTCCAGTCGTAATTAACGTGTTATATGTTTCAACTCTGGTCCGCATATCGGTTCTCAAGAGGTTGGAAACATCAAACTTAAAGTGCTGAGTGGTTACATTTAGTAATGCTTTATTTAAGCGGGCTTCAATCATCATTATGTAAGGCAACATAGTTGCTTTATAAAATGCCAGATCTTGATGCTCGATATTTGAAAAGGTAGCACGATCTAGATCCCCAATCATGTGTGGTGGGACTCTAAACATTGCACAGATTTCTGAACGGGTATACTTTCGCAATTCTAAGAGCTGAACATCTTGAGGGGATAGTGATATAGGGCTGAACTTTAGCCCCTGCTCAAGAATAGCTACTTTGTGAGAGTTAGCTACGCCACCATGCCCGGCATTCCAACTTGCTTTAATGTTTTCAAAAGAGTCATCATCCAGTATGCCATCAGTGTGTAATATGCCACGTGGGGTTGCATCGTTTTCAAAGACATTAGCCGCATAATCACGTGCATCAATGCCTGCACCCAGTGTGCATGCGTTGTACTGGATTGGGGACACACCCGTTACGCCGTCCATAGACATTCCACGTATATGTAAAATTTGGTCCGGGTTTAATACGTCCTGAGTACCATTATCAAAAGTAACAACATAAACCACGTTATATTGTGAATCTTGCTGCACTGACACGTTCTCAGTTTTTAAGGGTAGGATTTCGACAACCTTGCCAGAGCTGGTTCGGTTAATGTAGCCATAAAAGTTACCATTAAGGCACAGGTTAACCATAATATGGCTAAAGAACTCTGCGCCTGTTTGATAGTCGTTGGGGCTATGAAGCATTAAGCTATGTAAAGGTGCAGCGGTATGCAGCTCAGTGCCTGCTGGTGTTTCTCTATATAAATGACATGGCAATGTTGTCATTGTGTCAGACAGCACTTTTACGCAGCTATAAACTGTATTCAAGCGCATTGCTTGTTCATTGTTTACGGCTTTGGTGCTTGCTGTATAACTTCCGAAAAAGTCGGCCAGGGCACTGCTGTTAAAAGGCAGGCTAATGGGCGCAGCTTTCTCTTGGGATTTACCCCAATTGAATAAAGCCATAGTGGCCTCCTAGTTAATTATTTAAAGGGCGCGCAGGCCGCGCTTGGAATAGACATTTTGGACAAGACCACCATTTACCTTAAGCCGGCCAAGTGCCATGACTAAAGCGATAATGCCGTCAATCTTGTTTTTTTCGCCTTCCTTTTTGATTTTGATATTATCGTTGGGATCAATATAGACAACACAATTAGATAGCATCCAAGACAGGACAGGGTCACCACCATGAAAAATATTCTGTGCCTTAACTGCCTTTTCTAATTCCTTAGAAGGGTCAGACATAGACATTATTCCCTGGGAAAACTTAACCATAGGTGCACCCTTATCAATAAGGCTTGCAGATAATTGCGTAGCACCATAAGCATCGTAAGCAATTTCACGAACATTAAATTGGCCCATAGCCTTCAAGACATCTTCCTCGATGTAGCTTAGGTCCGTGATGTTGCCTTCAGTAGTCGTGATATAACCAGCTGCTGTCCATTCGCGGTACTTGTTACCAATGAAACCATTTGCATTCGCAACGGTATCTTCAGGCAAATAGTGTTGTACGTATGGATACATTTTGCCATCTTCGACAAAAATTATTGCCATCGACGCAAAATCAGAAACAGATGCTAAATCTAGGCCTATGTAACACGGCTTGCCGTTAAAGTGTTCTATAGGCGGTCGACTGCCAGCAGTTGCGTCCCAGTCATGCGAAGAAATCCAAGCACAGCTTGAACTAAGCCACTGATTTAGTCGCTTCGTCCTAAAGTTGGTTTCAGCTGATGGGGATTCCATTGCTTGCTTAGCCATACGCTCTAGGTCATCTGGAAATACTGAAATGCCATATCCGGGGTTGGCTTTTTTCCAAACCTCGGGGTCCCGCCAATCATCACCTTCGTCGATGCCCCAAATAGCTGCAAAGAAAGTGTCATCGTTAACGTCCAAGTTAGGATCAAGGACCTTGAGACAGTACTCACGGATTTCATAACAGATCCCTTCCCGGTTTGTTCCGGCGGTTGTAATAGCAAAGATAATTGGTTGTGCTCGCGCACCAGAGGCAACGTTAAGTACGTCCCATATCTCTGATGTTTTGTGTACGTGTACTTCATCGACAACTGAAAAGCTCGGGGATCTACCCTCAAGGCTACCAGCGTCAGATGATAATGGTTCAAACTTACTTCCAGAGGCATCGTGCAGCGTTGCAGATCTGTGACACTTTAAGTGCTCCAAGAGCTGCGGACTTTTCTTAACCATAGCTTGCGCATCACCAAAAACAATGCGGGCTTGATCTCGAGTGGTTGCTGCTGCATAGACTTCTGCCGCGTTTTCTCCGTCAGCTATGAGACCATACAACGTAAGTCCCGAGCAAAATGTAGATTTGCCCGACTTTCGTGGTACTTCAACATAGGCCGTACGAAATCGGCGATAGTCATCTGAACGTCGTTTCCAACCATATAATTGACAGACAACAAACATCTGCCAATCAGCTAACACAAGGGGTTGGTTGGCCAAAGGGCCTTTGAGGTGACTTAAAAACCCGAAAAACTTAATTACGTGATTAGCGGCTGCTTCATCGTAATAGTATGTTGAGTTTTTACTTTTTGATTTTTTTAAATCGGATAATGCTCTTTGACAAGCATTTTTGAGTGATTGTGCTGCGGGCTGTTTACCAGAAACGACTCTTTGAGCGTACTGCCAGCCCATAGAATCGTGTTGCATAGTTGTCTCCTATAGGATATTACTTAGCAGCCTTTTTTCTTCTTCGTGGCTGGCTTTTTCTTAGGCGTTCAACAGCCTCCTCGGGCTTTTGAACGTATCGGCGAGCAGTATCACACCACTTATATTCGAAATGTCTTTTCATGATTTATTCCTTATTTATTTAGAAAGAGGTCTTCGCACTCTTTTAGTTGGTTTTCAATAACACGAAGCTCGGAATTAGTTACACGCTTGTTGTTGACGCCTTTTGAAAGTACATCGGACATCCAAGTTGATAAACAACTAAGTTTCCAATGATTGTTGAAATCAAATCGCTCAATACCTGCTTCTTCAAAAAAGTTAGTAACTTTGTCGTTAAGCTCTAGTGCTTTTTGAGCAATAGTCTTTTTACGTCGAGTATCTTTTTTGATTCTATGGTCACAGCATGTGCATTCGTAGTATTGGTCATAGGTTTCAACTTCAAGTCGCACTGTCCAACATTCGTTGCCACATTTTGTGCAGGCTTTACGGTGTACAAATGGCTGATCGATATGTTTCATGTGTGTTGCCTTAATTGCGTAAATTATAGTTATATAATGTCACGTTGTTAAGGTACTGTACACTGTCTATTTACAGTTTTTGCAATTTATTTTGGCCCTTTTAAGAAGTCTGCAAATGAATCAACTTCAATAGGCTTTGTTGCATCAACTTTAGTCCTAGCGGCGGCAGTAAGCCCGAACTCTGTTAAGAGTTTGGTAATCTGTCCGAAGCTGCTATTCATTTGGGCTAACGCAGGATGTGGTTTTTGTTGGACTACACCCGTTGAGGTTTCAGTTTCGACTATGGGCCCGTCTGCCAGTACGGCTGCACGTAACCGTAAGTAAATTGACAATTGATCTGCCAGTAAAGCAAAAGCAATACCGTCCGCTTCTGTCCCGACACCCATGCTGTAGCAATGTGTTGCAACCTCATCATACAAGGCTGAGGCTACTGGATCGTGCGTAGCCCAGGCGGGTTTTGTAGGAATACCAGCGGGCACTTCAAGCGTATGCTGAGCCCGGTCTGGACGAAAGGTGCCTTCAAGTTTTTTCAAGGCGGCAGGCTTCCTTTTACGGCCGGCCACTACTGAGTCGTCCAACAATTTATTTTATTTACTTTAATACCCCATGCAATTTTTGAGCATGTGCTTTGGTAAACTAACCGATTCATGTCTATAAAATGCCCAGGATACTCCCGCCAAGCCTCTAAATAGGTAAGCTGCTGCATAATTACATTGCGTGTGCGGTAGGGGTACTTATTTTTAAGGTAGTTAGCCACTTCAATTGTTTTGTAACCATTACTGTAGGATGTAACTCGGCCTAACTGGCCATCTGCTAAATCAGCATAAGCAACATCTACTTTTTCACAATCTAGGCTAGTGTAAACACACATGGTTAATACTAGTGCTGTTAAATTCATAATTAACTCCTCAGTTAAATTGTTTTTTGTTAAGCGTATGTCTCATGTTTTAAAATAATTAACCACAGGCCTAGAGCGGCGGAGGGTCGGCTTATACAATAATAGCGTGCCGCTCAAGACATTAATAAAGTGGGCTTTTTGGTCGCCTACGCGGGAGACAATCGCTATGGCTAGGTGTGAGGAGTCACCAGGGGCGCCAGAAACCCATAACTGGCAAAATAGCTACTCAAACAAATCGTGAAGTCCAGGTGGGGTCCAGCCCTCTGGCTTAGTCGCATCGCCGTTTAGACCTCGGGTAGGCTTAATACCTGCCTTTTTAGTCATGTTAGCGCTATGGACTCGTCTAAAAGCCTCGTCGCCGTCAACACCAAGTGAATGGATTGCGCCGGCTGCGAAGTACATCAGATCGATCAGTGCGTCGAGTGTTTCTGGCAGGTCATCTTCATTTAATGCTGCTTGAAGTTCTGCAAGTTCCTCAGCTATAAATACAGGGGTGTTAGTTTTGTATAAAGTGGTTAAATTTTGTACAGGTTTTGCTTTTACTGGGTTATTTAAGATTTCTGTCTGAAATTCAGCTACTTGCTTAAAAATCGAACGATTTTCAGTGTGTTCCATTTTTTTTCCTCAATTTGACATTGTGTGCTAAAAGCTCGGGGTCGCCGTGTCCCGTCGTTTGTCGCCGGAATCCAAGGGGCCCCTGCCCCGGTAGGAGGCCCATAGGAGCTCCGTAAGGTGCGGCACATATTTGTAGGTAATTATGTTGTTGATTGAACAGATCACGACACGGGGCGATACAGGAGGCCGTAGGCTACCGCTTACGGATAGCACGCTGCTTACTTACAGCAGCCGTCTTCCTGTTGTGACATGTGTGGCATAACGCCTGTAAATTACTGGGGTCATACCGCCGCTCCCAGTCATCACGTATCTCAATGATATGGTCGGTTACATCGGCCAGCGTAGTTAGGCCCTGTGCAGCACACTGCTCACATAATGGATTACGTTTGCGGTAGGCTTTAGATAAGGCACGCCAAACACCCCCACCATAGAAGGCCTCAAGCTGTGCACGCGCATTACTGCTACGGTAGTCTCGCACACGCTCTTTCTTATGCTTAGCACACTGGCTACCATTTACTACTAACTCCGGGCAACCAGGGTGGGTACATGCAGAAGGGGCTGCTTTAGCCATTATGAGCACCAAGATCAATCAAAATAGCAATATTGGCAGTAACATGGTGCAAATGACTAATGCCCGATTCAGGATCTATTTTCTCACCGTCTTGATAGGCAAGCAGATGGCGCTGTATTGCTGAATAGAGTCGATCACAATAGGCCTGATCGCCTTTAGACTTCATATAGTTACGCGTGCCATATTTTGCTGCACCAAAAGTCAGCACTTGAGCAGCACCTAAAATTAAAGTACTTGGTACTAATGAAATATTAGGTTTATCGCCATCAAACTTTTTAGCAGCTTCATCTGGGGCTTGAGCTACATTTTGAGAAGAAAGTGTTTTATCACGATAACCGTTAGTGGTTGCATGTATCATGACGCCTCCGACTTATTAATAACTTTTAAATACTCGGCATAACCCAATTTAATAAAATCAAGATTAGCATTAAGGTATTCTTCAAACTTTAAAACAGGTTCGCCCCAAGCTATTCTTGATTCCGCATTTTTACGGTGTAGCCGTCTTGCATAATAATTAAAATGATCGTCTGTATTTATCATAGTCAGCTCCTCAGCTATAAAAAAAAACCGACACATTGCTGTATCGGCTTATAGAAATTAAGTTCGGGCCAATGTTGCGCAAAGACCCTCACGATAAAGGTTAAGGTGTAGATTTGGGGTATGGTAGCCCTACAAAGCTCGTGTGAACTTTTGTCAGTCACCAGGGAGGCAATCTCCCCTTCTATTAAGTAGTTTAATCGTTACATTTAAATGTAAGATAAGGTGCACATACCCTCTGCTCATTTTTTAGCCAGTTGTACCCATTCAGCATAGGCTTGCTCTAGTGTTTGCTCAGGGTCATACTTTTTATGCTGTTTAAGTGCAGCAATCATTGAATCTAATTTTAAAAGGGTTAGCGCTAGCATTGTTGTTCCTTAGTTAGGTAGATGGTAAATCAAGCCATTCTTCTTTGTTTGGGTTAAATAGCTTGACTCGTTTGTTGGTACTGTCGTAGTCACCCTCACGCAAAATACGGGCCATTTGCGCCTGCTCAAGCCAATTGTCTTGGCCTTTAGCTCGGTAGGCTTCAATGACAGCAGCCCAAGCCTCATTAAACTCAAAGGTTTCATAGTGCTCACCTTCATCGTTGACACTTACTTTGTAAAATGGCTTTAGTAGTTTTTCAGCAGTTTTAGGTCCACAGCCTTTCAAACCTTTATAGCCGTCTGTTGTGTCACCGATTAAAACTTGATACAACCAAAAGTGATCTGCTTTCGCTTGGCTAGTCCATTCAGACCAGGCCATAGTGTGGGGGCGCAGGTAATCAACCTCAGGCAATGTGAACATGTCTTTATCGATTGATACGACAACTGAGTTAGGGATCTTACGGTTTAACATGTGAAACACATCGTCGCCCTCAAGCCAATCAATTGCTACATGATCGAACCTTTTTTCGAGTTCAACTCTAAGGTCGTTGTAGCAGATTGGTTTGGGTGTGGCTTTACGATGCATTTTGTATTTAGGCATGACTAGCTTGCGCCAGTTAGTCCCATTTTTAGGTGAGTAGATTAGAATGCAGCTATCACACCCTGCTTGCTCTATTTCTTTGTTGATTTGTGTTATGGCATCTTCAACAGCACCCGACAAGTCAGTCCAAATACTATCGCCATAATCACGTTGCGCACTGGCTGCTGCTTGATAAGTTATTACATCAGCATCCAATAGTGCAACACATGGGGTTACTTTGTTTCCAAAGTCATCTAAATCAGACATAGTGTCTCCTTAGTGGGTATCAGCCCACGAGTCGCCTACCATGTGCTCACCATCGAGCTCACAGCGTAGTTCCAGGGATTTACCTGCTTGTTTAATTGCATTAGCAAAGGCTTTGCCAAGTTGATCTGCTATTTGAGGCTCCGCAGTCATCTGTGCTTCATCGTGCACATTAGCGACATAGTTCCAACCCACAGGTACATAGTTCTTATCGACTAGGCCTAGCTTAGGTAGGATATTGAAGTGAAACTCTACAAGTGCTTGCTTCATCACGATGGCACCAGCACCCTGCAGCAATGTATTGAGTGCTGAGTGTTGGCCATTAGTAGCAATCTTTCGGCCATCAAGACCTTTGAGCCACTTTTGTGATTTGTCGCGTGCCTGGCATACTTCGATTAGTTTATCTAAACCTGTAATGCCCTTAAGCAACGAGTCGCGGATCTTTTTACCATTTGGATGCGTGATTGCCATAGGCTTTAGGCCTGCATCTTTAGCATCAGCTGCATGTATATCTGCGAGCTTCATATTGCCTGCGCCATACAGAAAACCATAGATCAAAGTCTTAGCACTGTTACGTGACTGTAACTTAGCAATGCGTTGAGTGCGTGAGTGTACGTCTGTGCCATCTTCGTTCTTACCTTCAATGACTGATTGACCGTACTCACCGCCGTCCCAAATAGCTAAATAGTGTGCAAGCATTCGTAGCTCAAGGCCTGAAGCATCACAACCTACTAACTTATGACCATGGTCGGCCACCCAGACTTCACGCATTCGATGATCGCGCTTATCGACTTGGGCCATATTTGGATAGAAATGTGACATGCGATGGGTGCGGCAGCCTACAGATTTTACTCTGCCGTGCACCCTGCCATTCTTCTCAAGTCTCAACCAAGCATTCTTACCTTCACTGATTTGTGAGAGTTGTTTGTTTACGCGGAAGAATCGTTTCAGTGGTTCAGCTTCAGGGACACGCATGTTAGACAACACGGTCTCATCGATTTGGGGCATTCCCCCTGGCGTAAACTTGCTAGGCTTCCATGTTGGGTACTTAGCCGTTAATCGACGTACGATCTGTGCTCGGCTACCTGCATTAAAGACTTCAATCTTGATCTTGCTATATGGGACACCTTTGGTAATACCTCGAGTTTTATTGTTGACCTTAGGCTCAGCTACTTTAATGTTTGCCCAGCGATGTTCGTTGTGGTCCCAGTTAGCTCCATCAGGTATTACTTGAGGTGGGAACACTTCGCCCAGGTTGCGCTCAATTAAGATTGACTCTTCAGTTAAAAGACTTTCAAGATCTCTGCATTTTTCTAGGTCAAGCCTAAACCCGTGCGCTTGCTGAAGTGCTAGACACCAATTAGTTTTATGCTCACATTCAATTGATGGCCGCCAATCAATCTTGTTGTGCACTAGGTCTTGTTTCATGGTGTCTTGCAGCACTTTATAAATGCGCATGTTGATTTCTACGTCGCGCTCACAGTACAGGAACATATCCTCAAACTGCTGTGCTCTAGTCTTACCGTCCTCAGGTTCCATTGTAAAATTAGTGAAGTCACCCTTCTCTGCACCAAACTCTTGGCCGTACGCTTTAATCGCATGGCTGCGGCGCTCAGGCTCTAATAGTGATGCAACAATCAGAGAATCCCATAGTTGATCGAACCGTAGGCTGCCGGGGTATAATTTTTCTAGCGCCCAGTAATCAAAACCTATTAAGTTGTGAGCAATAACACGGTCACAGGCTTTAAGCCGATCAAGGCCCTCTTGTAGTGAGGGTCTGCTGTCATCGTAATCGGTATAAGTGATAATCTTGCCTGTCACTGGATCACCAATGCCACACGACCAGATTGTAGTCATATCCGGAACGAATCCATCTGTCTCTAAGTCGAAGATTAAAGTCTTCATGCTGTGCCTCTATTTAGGTTTATTGATGCTTTAAGGAAAGGGGGCACGTCTGCACCCCCTTGAGGTCTAAATGTCTACAATTTCACAAACGCCTGCCGAACAGGCTAGTGTTTGACTACCTTTTGTAGTGTCTTCTTTTTCGAACTGCGGTAGCTTGCTCCAGTCAATGTTTTCAGGCATGTTTAAAAGTGCTTCTTCATAAGTGTCTTCAGCACATTCCTGATAAGGCGCTTGCTTATAGCTATGGTCACTATGTGGTAGGAACGATACTCCAGACACCTCGTTGAAATGCTCAAATACCCAGGCGCCAACCTTTAGCCACTCGTTATCCCGCACTGATATAGTTACTGAAGGCTTATGCTCACACCATTTGCGTTGATACATGAGCCAGATCTCTAGCTGCTTAATTGCATCAACATCATCTCTAGTAACAGCACCTTCAGGTGACTTAGTTGGAAAGCTAAACACAGTTGTAGGGCCACCCATTACGCATGGCTCATTAGGCACTCCGGCATCTTTGAGAAACAATGTTAATGGATCTTTATCATCGCCGCGTACTGTACGAATGTAGTAATCTGAATGGCGGGTGTGTATGCCTGAAGCACTGTCTACTAGTTGCGAAACCGTGCCTGATGGTTTTACTGTTGTTATAGCTGTGCTTGTCGGTATATCAAACTCGCCGGCCCAAATTACATTAGTCGAAATAGCTACTTTTTGTAGTGCATCTAAAACTTCCGGTGTTTGCTCTAAACAGGTCAATAGCGGACAATCCATAAGGCCAGTAAGTGACACACCTAGTAGGCGCTCTTCGGTTGTGTTGTCCTGCCATATATCTCGCAAATACGGAAATTCTGTGTAGGTGCTTTGAATCGTACCTAAGATGGTTGCTAGCCTAACTTTTTCAGAAAGTGTTTCGAACGTATCGTCCGGCCGTGCCACTACTTCACTTAGGTTACAAAAGCCATAAGGGCGCAGTAAGATTTCAGCACAAGGGTTAACACCAAACTCATGATTAGCATCTCTACGGCCATTTTTAGCAGCTTGTTTTTTAGCAGCTTCCCGACTGAATATGCCACGCTCACCCGATTTAGACTCAACTAAAGCTGACCACTCACGGATAAATGTTTCCATGTCAGGCTTTTCGGTGTAACACACTGAGTTGTTTGCTAGGGCTCGCTGTGCATCAAGG